GTAACAACAGAATCAGGATCTACACTAACATTAGGTGAATCAGGTAAAACAGTAGCACTTGCATCAGGTGCATCGCAAACAGGTTTCGGTAGAACAGGAACTGTAGACTGGCAAACTGGTGATATTAAAACATCAACATTTACAGCATCGAATGGTGAAGGATATTTTGTTAATACTTCAGGCGGAGCCATAACTGCAAATTTACCAGCAGGTTCTGCTGGAGCAATAGTTTCTTTCGCAGATTATGGAGATAATTTTAACACAAATACTTTAACTATATCTGCAAATGGATCTGATAAAATTTCTGGAGAAACTTTAGATGCTGTATTAGACTCAGCTGGGGAATCAGTCACACTAGTTTTTGTAGATAGCACTGAAGGTTGGGTAACAGTAAATGCTTCTTCTGAAAACGTTAAAGGTAGTCCTTTTATAGTAGCAACAGGTGGTACAATTTCTTGTTCAGGAAACTGTAGAATTCATACATTTACTGGTCCAGGTACTTTTACTGTTTCTAAAGCTGCAACTTGTGCAGCAGATAATGTAGTTTCATACGCAGTAGTAGCTGGTGGTGCATCAGGTGGAACGGGAAACCCAACGAGTTCAACACGATTAGGTGGTGGCGGTGGAGCTGGTGGTTTTAGAGAATATAAATCTCCAGTCACACCTTACACAGCTAGTCCATTAAATGGTAATCCTGGTGGAACAGCAATTACAGTTACAGCAACAGCTTTTCCAATACAAGTTGGTGGTGGGGGAACAGCTTTAACACCAGCAGGTTCAAATGGTGCTTCTGGTTCTGCTTCAATTTTTAGTACAATTACATCTGCTGGTGGTGGAGGAGGTGGTGGAACAACAGGTGGTATTGATGGTGGAAGTGGAGGTGGAGGTGGATCTGAAACATCTACAACTAGACCAGGGGGAAGTGGAAATACTCCTTCAGTAAGTCCAGCTCAAGGTAAAGATGGTGGATCAGGTAATCATACTCCAGGATCAGCAAAAGCAGGAGGCGGTGGTGGTGCAAGCGCCGTTGGTCAAAATGGAACAGGAGGTCCAACACCACCAGGTTCAAGTTCTTATGGTATAGGTGGAGCAGGTGTTACAAGTTGTATTACAGGTTCACCAGTGGCTTATGCTGGAGGCGGTGGTGGTGCAACTAATAATGGCCCAGGTATATGCGCTGCATTTCTTGCAGGGGGAACAGGTGGGGGAGGTAGTGGTACGGAACAATGTGGATCGGTAGCAGGAGCTGGAACTGCTAACACTGGCGGTGGCGGTGGCGGTGGAGGTGCAGATTCTCAACCTAATCAAGTTGGTGGAAATGGTGGAAGTGGAATAGTAATAATAAGGTATAAAATTCAATAGGTAAGTTATGAGTGAATTAAAAGTAAATAAAATTAGCCCAAGATCAGGCACAACAGTAACACTAGGTGATAGTGGCGATACGTTTACAATTCCTAGTGGTGCAACAATTAACAACCAAGGCACAGCAACAAACTTTGGTGCAACAGGTTCGGCGTCTTGGACAACAACAGTTAAAACAAATTCAGATTCAGGTTTTACAGCAGTCGCTGGTGAAGGATATTTTTTAAATACAACTGCCGGTACAATATCAGTTAATCTTCCTGCAGGAACAGCAGGAGCAGTAGTTGCATTTAAAGATTATGCAGGAACATTTAATAATAATGCGGTAACATTAGTTCAAAACGGTTCAGACAAAATTGGTGGTTCAACAGTTAATGCAACTTTAAACACTGCAGGTATTGCAGTAACATTAGTATTTATAGATTCAACGCAAGGTTGGTTAGTAACAGATGATGGTTTACAATCAGAAGCTCAGACAGCATCGTTTGTGGCAGCAACAGGTGGTAACACAGTTACTACTTGTGGAAATTTTAAAATTCATACATTTACAGGACCAGGAACTTTTTGCGTATCAAGTGCAGGTAATCCATCAGGGTCAAATGTTGTAGATTACTTAGTAGTTGCCGGTGGTGCAAGTGGAGGACATAGACAACCAGGTAATGGAAACGGAGGAGGTGGTGCTGGTGGTTTTAGATATTCAGCTGAAACTTATACTTCACCTTCTTGTGCGCCAGGTCATCCTTTAAGATCACCAACAGGTTTACCTGTGAGTGTTCAAGGATATCCAATAACTGTGGGTGCTGGTGGAGCAGCAGTAGGACCTTCAATAACTCAAGGAAATGATGGTTCAAGTTCAATTTTTTCAAGTATAACATCTACTGGTGGAGGAGGTGGTGGACATGGTTCAGCTCCAAATCCAGGTAGAGATGGAGGATCAGGCGGAGGAGGTGGTGGAGGATCTACTTCAACTATACCAGCAGGTGCTGGTAATACACCTCCTGTAAGTCCTTCTCAAGGTAATCCTGGTGGAACAGGAGGAGGTCAAAGTCCAGACAATGGATCTGGTGGTGGCGGTGGAGCTATAGCTGCAGGAACCCCTAAACCATCTCAAGGTCCTAATGGTGACGGTGGTGCAGGTGCTGGTTTACCAACAGCTTTTGGTTCAAATGGTCAATCTTGTGGTTCATTTAGATATTATTCAGGTGGTGGTGGAACAGGCGCTTCTCCTGGATATGGTTCTGGCTCAGGTGGTGTAGGTGGCGGTGCTCCTGGTGAAGGAGATGGTTCCGCAAACACTGGTGGTGGTGGAGGCGGTGGACAATCTAATGGTGGAGGAAGTGGTCAAAGTGGTTCGGGTGGCTCTGGTATAGTGGTAGTAAGATATAAATTTCAGTAGTTGAATGGCAATTAAAATTAATATATAAGGAGAAACATTATGGCACATTTTGCAAAACTAGGAGCTAATGGAAAAGTTATTCAAGTATTAACACTGGATAACAAAGATATGCTTAACGCTGATAACGTTGAAGATGAATCAGTAGGTCAACAATATTTAGAAACACATAACAATTGGCCTGCACAAATGTGGATTCAAACTTCATACAATACAATAGGTAATAAACATAGAAATGGTGGAACACCTTTTAGAGGCAATTATGCAGGTATAGGTTATGAATGGGACGAAGATAATAATATCTTTTGGCCTAAAAAACCTCACGCATCTTGGGTAAAAGATACTACAACTGCAAGTTGGAAATCACCAATTGGTGATGCTCCTGCATTGACTGCAGAACAAGAATCACAAAATACAGCTGATACTCACGGATGGTACTACGTTTGGAATGAAGCTGGACAGACTTGGGACTTGACAGATAGCAAAGCATAAATTAAAAATGGTGGTGGTATGCAGAAGAAAGTATTAACAGAGCAAGCTCTATATTATGGTGATGTGGCAATGCCTAAAGATTGGGACATTGACCGAGATAAATTACAAAACGACATTTTAAAATCTAACGTTACAGATTCACCTTTTCCATTTTCAAGAACATTCGATATGTTGAACACTTATATGAGAGATCATATAAATTTAGACTATGGATTTACTTTAGTTAACAAAGAAACGTGGGGCAATATGTATAAGCCTCAAGAAACAACAATACCATTATTAAATATAGATCCAGTAGATCTACGCAACTCACCTGATTATACATTACTCTATGGTGTAAAAGTAAAAGATTGTATGGTCAGAATACACTATGAAGACAATAGACGTAAAGGTAGATCTTGGGATATACCACTTAAAAACAATATGTTTATTATGTTTCCATCTACTAATATGTATTATTTAACCAATAATCAAAAGGATAGCTTAAATTTTGTACAAACAATAACTTATGAATATATCTAATTACTATTGGTATTTTAGTGGTGTATTGACACCTAAATTTTGTGATGATGTTATAGAATATGCTAAATCACAAAAAGAAGTTATGGCTAGAACCGGTGGTTATGGTGATAAAAAATTAAATAAAGAAGAAGTATTAGATTTAAAAAGAAAAAGAAACTCTGATTTAGTTTGGTTAAATGATACTTGGATATATAAAGAATTACATCCATACGTTCACGAAGCAAATAAAAACGCAGGTTGGAATTTTGAGTGGGAAAGATCTGAATCTTGTCAGTTTACAAAATATAAACTAAACCAATACTATGATTGGCATTGTGATAGTTGGGATAAACCTTATGAAAAAGAAGGACCCGACAATGGTAAAATTAGAAAACTATCTATGACTTGTCAGTTAACAGATGGTTCAGAATACAAAGGTGGTGAATTAGAATTTGATTTTAGAAACTATGATCCACATATGCGAGACGAATCAAAACATAGAATACAGTGTAAAGAGATATTACCCAAAGGATCTATTATTGTATTTCCTAGTTTTGTGTGGCATAGAGTTAAACCAGTAACATCAGGCACAAGATATAGTCTTGTGGTATGGCATTTAGGGAGGCCTTTTAAATAATGTTTATAAATAGTTATTTTCCAACTGTAATATGGAGTGAAGAAAAACCAGAGTTTGTTAAATCGTT